TTGCTGCAGTTTTTTTTATTTTTTTAACTTTTTTTCAAAATATCCGCCGAATTGGCTTCTAGCTGTCCCTTAACACTTGAGGGGTGAAGAAAACAAACTAGCACTCCCAGAAAGAGTCAATTTATGGAAAAAGAAAAATTGGACCGTAAAGGTCAGTTAATTGATGATATTGCGGAGTCATTAATTAACTTAAGTATTCTTGCCTTAGAATTTGCGTTAGAGGTTCTAGGTCAAAGAAAAGAAAAGTCTGGAGGTAAGCCAAATGGATGCTGCCCTAGATAGAATATTTGAAAAGATGCAAGTTGCAAGAAACAAAATAGATGAAGGATTAAGACTTATGGATGAAGCCACTAAGGAATTAGAGCTTTTTGAAAAAGGTATTGATGCTACAGAGGAACCTAAGGAAGTTCAAGAAGCTAGAGTTGAGGCTCAAAGAAAAGTAGAGCTTGAAGAGGTTAGAAAAGTATTAATCACTTTAACTAGAAAAGATATGAGACTTCAAGTTAAAGAGCTTCTTACTAAATATGGTGCTGAAAAGTTGTCATCAGTTAATCCAGAAGATTATGCTAACTTGCTAGATGATGCAGAGGCCTTATTAAATGGCAGCAAATAGCCACGCACTATTATCTGCATCAAGTGCTCATAGATGGTTAAACTGTACTCCTTCAGCAAGATTAACTGAGGCGATGGATGACATCACATCAGAGTTTGCAAAAGAAGGTACAGATGCCCATGCCCTATGTGAGTACAAACTGAATAGCTTATTAGGCATTGAAGAAGAATATCCAGAGTTAGAATACTATTCAAACGAAATGGAAGAATGTGCTAATGGTTATGTTGCTTATATATCAGAAGTTTATGAAGAACTAAAGCAAGCAAATACTGATCCTGTTGTATTAGTAGAAACAAGACTAGATTTTAGTAAGTATGTTCCAGATGGATTTGGTACAGGAGACGCATTAATTGCAAGTGATGGCACTTTAAACATTATTGATTATAAGCATGGTAAAGGCGTAGAAGTTTCAGCAATTGATAATCCGCAAATGAAACTATATGCGCTTGGTGCATTAGAATTATTTGATTGTCTTTATGACATCAATAAGATTGTGATGACCATATATCAACCTAGATTATCGAATATAAGTACTTACGAGATAACTAAGGATGATTTATTAAAATGGGCAAATGATGAGCTAATACCAAAGGCTCAAATGGCATTTAAGGGTGAAGGTAATTTATCCTGCGGTGCATGGTGTAAGTTCTGTAAATTAAAGGCAACTTGCCAAGAAAGAGCAAGAGTTAATTTAGAACTTGCAAAATATGAATTTTTAGAAGCATCACTTTTAAAAGATACCGATATTGCTGATATCTTAAAAAAGGCTGATGACTTCACATCGTGGATTTCAGATGTAAAGGAATATGCGCTATCTGAGGCTTTAAAAGGAGTTAAGTATCCTGGATTTAAAGTTGTTGAAGGAAAAGCAAATAGAAAATATACGGATGAAGAAGCGGTAGCAAATGAGGTAAAAAAGCTGGGAGTTGATCCATATGATCATAAGCTTAGGTCTATAACAGAAATGACTAAGCTTCTAGGCAAAGAAAAGTTTAAAGTCCTAGATGGATACATTACAAAGCCACATGGCAAACCAACTTTAGTACCTGACACAGATAAACGTCCGGAGTATAACTCTGCGGCATTAGATTTTGAAAACATAGAAATAGGAGACAATTAATTATGACAAACGAAATTAAAACAACTAAGGTTATTACTGGTAAGTGCGTATTATCTTACGCTAACGTATGGGTTCCAAAGGCTGCATCTGATGGTGCAACACCTAAGTACTCAGCTTCAATTATTATTCCAAAGACTGATAAGGTCACAATTCAAAAGATTAAGAATGCAATCAAAACTGCATATGATGAAGGCCAATATATCTTAAAAGGTAATGGCAAGTCTATCCCTGCACTTGATTTATTAAAGACTCCACTAAGAGATGGAGATGCAGAACGTCCAGATGATGAAGCATATAAGAATGCATACTTTGTAAATGCAAATGCCATCAATGCTCCTGGAATTGTAGATAGAGATAGACAACCTATCTTAGACCACTCAGAAGTATATTCAGGAATTATTGCAATCTGCAGTATCAGTTTCTATTGCTATAACCAAAACGGTAATAAGGGTATTGCTTGTGGGTTAAACAATATAATGAAGGTTTCTGATGGTACACCACTTGGCTCAAGAAGCACTCCAGAGGATGATTTCAAAGATATCACAATTGATGATGACGATTCATTCTTAGATTAATAACATATGGTGGTAGGCATTGTCTTACCACCTTTTTACTAATAAAAGGAGTTGATTATTATGCAAATCGAGAACTTATCAATTGATATTGAGACCTTCTCAAGTTATGACCTTTCTAAGGTTGGTGTATATAAATATGTTGAATCACCTGACTTTGAGATACTTTTATTTGGCGTATCAATTAATGGTGGTGAAGTAGAAGTCTATGACCTCAAAAACGGCGATACTTTGCCAGATTATCTACTTGAGGCATTACTTTCAAAGGATGTAACAAAGTGGGCTTATAACGCCTTATTCGAGCGCATTTGTATTTCTAAATATCTAGGTTTAAAGCAAGGATCATACATTGATCCAGTGTCATGGCGTTGTACTATGATTTGGAGTGCTACACTAGGACTTCCATTTTCTTTAGGTCAAGTTGGTGAGGTATTAGGTATTGATAAAAAGAAACTTGAAGAAGGTAAAAACCTAATTAAGTTATTTTGTGTTCCATGTGAACCAACTTCAAAGAATAAATATAAAACTAGATATTTAAAAGAGGATTATCCTGATTCATGGGATTTATTTATCAAATATAATAAGCGTGATGTAGAAGCAGAACTTGCTATTAAAAATAGATTATCCAAGTTTCCTGTACCAGAGTTTGTATGGGATGAATACCATATAGACCAAAGAATAAATGATAGAGGAATAATGATCGACGAAGATCTAGCTTTATCTGCTATTAAAATTGATGAACATATGAAGGATAAATTATCTAATCAAATGATTAAATTAACAGGAATTGATAATCCTAATTCACCAGTTCAACTAAAAGAATGGTTTAAGTCAAAAGGTTATGATATTGACGATTTAGGTAAGAAAGCTGTATCTAAGCTAAAAGAGGAAATAACTGAACCAGATGTACTTGAAGTATTAAGACTTAGAAGTCAGCTTGCTAAATCATCAATTAAAAAGTATGAAGCTATGATTAATGCTAAATGTGCTGATGGTAGAGTTAGAGGTACATTTCAGTTTTATGGCGCTAATAGAACAGGTAGATTTTCAGGTCGTTTAATCCAACTTCAAAACTTACCTAGAAATGATATTGATGAACTTGAAGATGTAAGACGTTTAGTTAAAGTCGGTGACATAGAAATGTTAGAGGCCCTATATGATGATATTCCATCAATCCTATCTCAATTAATAAGAACCGCATTTATAGCAAAAGATAATAAGAAGTTTGTAGTTGCAGACTTTAGTGCTATTGAAGCAAGAGTAATAGCATGGCTTGCAGGTGAGTCATGGCGTATTGAATCATTTAAAAAAGGTGAAGATATATACTGTGCATCTGCATCACAGATGTTTGGTGTACCTGTAGTTAAACATGGTATTAATGGTGAGCTAAGACAAAAAGGTAAGATTGCAGAACTTGCACTTGGCTATGGAGGTTCAGTTGGTGCTTTAACTGCTATGGGTGCATTAGATATGGGATTAAAGGAAGAAGAATTAAAACCACTTGTTGATGCTTGGCGTGATTCAAATCCTCATATTACTAAGTTCTGGTGGGATATAGATAGAGTAATTAAAGAAGTTATTCAAAATAGATCATCAAAGATCATTTATGGATTAACCTTTACTTGTAAAAGTGGAATGCTATTTATTACCTTACCAAGTGGTAGAAATCTAGCATATGTTAAACCAAAGGTTATGGAAATAAATGGTAGAGAGCAAATAACATATGAAGGCATTGGTGAAAACAAAAAATGGATGAGGCTTGAATCATATGGACCTAAGTTTGTAGAAAACATAGTTCAGGCCATTTCAAGAGACATCCTTTGTAATTCCATGAAGACTTTAATTAATTATGATGTAGTAATGCATGTTCATGATGAATTAATAATAGAAGCATCAAGCGATTTAGATGTTGACTTCATTTGCAAAGAAATGGCTAAACTACCTAAATGGGCTGACGGATTATTACTTGTTGCTGATGGATTTGAAAGTAAATTTTATAAGAAGGATAGCTAGAATTAAATTTTTCTAGCTTTTTTTCATAAAATCCGCCGTTTTAGCTTGTAGCTGTCCCTTAACACTTGAGGGGTGATTAATTTATGACTCAAGAACAAAAACAAATAATTATAAACGGAATAAATAATAATGAATCAATAGCATCACTTGCAAGAAAACTATCTGTAGGTGAAAGCACAATTAGAATGTTCATTAAAAGAAATATAAATAAAACAGATGATACATTATGTAAGAACTGCGGCAAGCCAATATCAAGCCTTCCACATCATAAAACTAAAGTATTCTGTTCAGATAAGTGTAGAATGGCATGGTGGAATATGAACCAAGCAAATGTTAATAAAAAGGCATTCTATAGTTTTGTCTGTCCTTGTTGTAATAAAGAGACCACTGTATATGGTAATAAGAACCAGAAGTATTGTTCTCATGCGTGCTATATAAAAGCTAGATTTGGTGGTGATGCTAATGAATTATAGAACAAATCTAGAAAGATTTAATGCATCATTATTTATAGCTAAAAAGCTACTAGCTAATAACGATATTTCGATTGAAGACTATATGAAAATTGAAGATAAATTAGCATCAAAATATTGTATCAAAATATCATCTATTTATCGCCAAGATTCGTTGATAAAGGGGAATCAAAGAGGTAATATGTGTCATGAAAAAGAAGGTGATTTTATAGATGGAAATCGAGAAGATTGCAGCATTACCTAAGCTTAAGAAAAAGATAAGAGTAGCTGCCTACGCTAGAGTATCATCTGGTAAAGATGCTATGCTTCATTCCTTATCACAACAGGTTAGTTATTATAATAACTACATTCAAAGACATAACGATTGGATGTTTGTTGGTGTGTATTCTGATGAAGCAATAACAGGAACCAAAGAAGATAGAGCAGGATTTCAAAGAATGCTAGCTGATGCAAAGAAAGGTTTAATAGATTTAGTAATTACCAAGTCTATATCAAGATTTGCTAGAAATACAGTTACACTTTTAAAATCAGTTAGAGCTTTAAAAGATTTAAATGTTGGTGTTTACTTTGAGGAACAAAACATAAATACTTTATCAGGTTCAGGTGAACTTATGATTACAATATTAGGTTCATTTGCACAGGAAGAAAGTAAATCAGCAAGCGATAATCAAAAGTGGCGTATTAAGGCAAATTTTGAAGCTGGAATTCCCTGGGGAGCTAAGCTTTATGGCTATAGGTTTGTAAAAGATCATTTAGTGATCATACCTGAGGAAGCTAAGGTAATTCAAAAAATGACAGAGTATTTCTTAGAAGGATTAGGTTCTGCAGGAATAGCTAGAAGATTAAATAAAGAAGGTATATTAACAAGAGCTGGTAAAGCATGGGGCGAATCATCAATTAGAGTTATTCTTGGAAACTATTATTATACTGGTAACATGGTGCTTCAAACAGGATTTAGAGAAAACCATATTACAAAGAAAAGAGTTAACAATAATGGTGAGAAACCCAAATATGTAGTTGAAGAAGCTCATGAAGCAATTATTCCAATTGAAACTTTTAATAAGATTCAAGAAGAATTAAAAAGGCGTGAAACTATATCAAACCATAGTCATGGTCCTACAATTACACCATTTTCAAAAATGATTGTGTGCGGTAAATGCGGATGCAGCTATAAAAGGAAAACCACTAGATATAAGCATATCTGGTGCTGTAGAACCAATGTAGAAAAGGGTGCATCATTATGTAATGCTAAGATGGTTCCTGAAGATGTTTTATATGGATTATCTAAGGAAGTATTAAACATCAATGAATTTGATGAAGATTTATTTAAAGATAAGATAAAGCAAATTAAAGTCTTAGATAACAATGAAGTAGTATTCATTCTAAGTGATGATACAGAAGTATTAAAATGCTGGACTCCTAAATCCAGGAGTGAAGCATGGACAAAAGAAAAAAGAGAATTAGCACGTCAAAGAGAGATAATGAGGAGGTCAACAAATGCCAAAGATAACAGTAATACCACAGAAGATTAATCCGTTAACACATATTGATAATCTATCCTTAACAAAAAGAAAGGTTGCTGGGTATGCTAGAGTTTCAACAGATAGCGATGAGCAGTTTACAAGTTTTAAAGCCCAGACAGATTATTATGAAAAATTCATCAAAGCTAATCCTGAATGGGAGTTTGTAAATGTTTATACTGATGAAGGTATATCAGGAACTAATACAAAGAAACGTGATGGTTTTAACCAGATGATTAAAGATGCAAAGGCAGGCTTAATAGATTTAATAGTTACAAAGTCAGTCAGTAGATTTGCAAGAAATACAGTAGACTCGCTTGTAACTATTAGAGATTTAAAGGACCATGGCGTTGAGTGTTATTTTGAAAAAGAAAACATTTATACATTTGATGGAAAGGGTGAATTATTGATTACAATCATGTCATCACTTGCACAGGAAGAATCAAGGTCAATATCAGAAAACGTAACATGGGGACAGCGTAAGAGCTTCTCAGATGGTAAAGTACATCTAGCCTATAGTAAATTCCTAGGCTATGAAAAGGGTGAGGATGGAAAGCTTAAAATTGTTGATAGCGAAGCTGATGTGGTAAGAAAGATTTATAGTTTATTCTTGAATGGTGAAACAACAACATCAATTGCTAAAAGACTAATGGAAGATGGAGATAAGACACCAGCAGGTAAAGAAAGATGGAGACCAGCAACAATCGAGTCGATTCTTACAAATGAAAAATACAAAGGTGATGCATTACTTCAAAAGAGATTTACAGTTAATTTCTTAGAGCATAAAATGAAAAAGAACGAAGGAGAGGTTGAGCAATATTATGTTAATAATAGTCATGAAGCTATAATAGAACCTGATGAATGGGATATAGTGCAGTTAGAACTTAAGAAGAGAAAAGAAATAGGTGTTAGATACAGTTCTAAGGGTATATTCTCATCAAGACTTAAGTGCGAATGCTGCGGTGGTTACTTTGGTAGAAAGGTATGGCATTCAACAGATATTTATAAAACATACCTTTGGCAGTGTAATGATAAGTTTAAGAACCTTACTAAATGCGATACTCCTCACTTAAAAGAAGATAAAATAAAAGAAATGTTCTTACAGGCATATAATCAATTGATGTTTAATAAAGAGCAAGTAATAGAAGACTCCAAGTTAATGATTGATGCGCTTGTTGATTTCGATGCACTTGAAAAAGAGATGCAAGATGAAGAAAAGATTATTAATGATTTATCAATTAAAGTAAAAGAGCTTGTTGATAGGAATTCTAAAACACCACAGGAACAAGATGCTTATTTAAAAGAATATGGTGAGCTTGCATCAAATTACAAATCCCATGCAGAAAAATTAAAAAGCCTTAAAACAGAATACGAAGTTAGAACACAACAAGTGAAGACTGTTAAAAGGACAATTAATCAAATTAAAGATTCAAATGTACTATTAGAAGAATGGAATGATAAAACCTGGTATCTGATGGTTGATGAAGCAATAGTTCATAAAGATAAAAGTATAACCTTCAAGTTTTACAATGGAGTTGAATTAAAAATTAAGGCCTAGTGCCTTTTTTCTTTTATGACAGTATTTGGTATGATATAATTTGTTTAGATTAATTCGAACTTGAGGTAAAACATATGAAGATTATTTTATCAAGAAAAGGTTTTGATTCAGGATATGGAAAGATAGCAAGTCCAATATTACCTGATGGAACTTTATTATCTATGCCTATTCCAACTGCAGATAAAACTACATATGAGTCACTATCTTATAAAGGTAAAAAGTATAGTGAAATAATAGATGATTTATGGAAAGGCCATAAGAAAGAATTTGAAGGTCAAACTTGTCACCTAGATCCAGATTTAAGAAAAGATGTAATTGAAAGAGATGTTGATTGGCGTCCTGCATTTGGACAGTCTGATTCTGCATTATCTCATCTTTATAATCAAGGTGTTAAAGAAGGTGATATTTTCTTGTTTTTTGGATGGTTTAAGCAAACAGAATATCATAATGGAAAACTTAGATTTGTCAAAGGGGCACCTAATCTTCATATTATTTATGGTTATTTACAAATTGGAGATATAAAAAAGAAGGAAGAAACAAAACAGATTTATTGGCATCCACATGCTGCTTATGAAGGTAAAAAGAATGAATTAAATGCTATTTTTCTACCAACAGATAACCTGCTAGATACAAACTTTTCTGGTTCTGGAGTATTTAAATATAATAAAGATTTAGTGCTAACTAAGGAAGGTTTTAAAGACAATAGATCTCGATGGGATTTACCTGAATGTTTGGTTGGTAAACCTATATCATATCATACTGAAGAAAGCTATAAGGATGGTTATTTTCAATCCGTAGCAAAAGGTCAGGAGTTTGTGGTTGAAGCAGATGAGGATATTATTAAATGGATAAAATCATTAACAAATTATATTGATGATTGATTTATAAGAATTATAATCCGCACAAATTTTAAAACCGCACATTTTTGGGACACAATCCGCACATTTTAAAATATAAAACCGCACAATTTTTTTGTATAATCGTTAAATTGTATTAAAATGTGCTTTTCGTTCCAATAAAAATGGTATCCAAACAAATTGGAATGTATAAATCTAATGGTTGTTTGGCTTTAGCTATATATTTAGATAAATAGAAGAACGCTTCGGCGTTTTTCTTTTT